TGTCGCCGGTGGTGCGGCTGACCAGTGAGCGGACCACTTCGGTCGGCACCAGGGTCATGGGTACGGGGTCGATGAGTCGGCTGTCGTCCACCCAGATGCCGTAGCAGGTCACCCACTGACCGGACGCAGTGCGGTACAGGACGACGGGCTCCTCATCCTTGTGCAGGCGGGCCAGCACAGCCGAGCCCGGCTCGGTCGGGAGGACGGGCTCCGGCGGCTTGATGTCGATGAGGATGGCATCCAGCCCCCCGAGGGATAGGGGGCTCCAGGTGCGGCCGAGTGCCTGGGACTGCCAGAAACGACCGTCGCTGTTCCAGGTGACGGGCACACGAGTGCCGTCGGCGAACTCGATGACGGCGGTGGATCCGGGGACGGCGGTCATTCGGGGGCTCCAGCCATGGTGAGGAGGGTGGTCAGGACGCGGGCGTCGACTTTGACGTGTCGGCCGCAGCGACCCAGCCCGTTGAAGGGCTCAGCGGTGAGCAGGAAGGCGGCGAGGCGCTGCTCGGCGTGGTCGACCTCGGCGCGCTGCATGCGCTCCTGGACCAGGTTGGCCTGGGCCAACTCGGCCATGTTCAACGAGGTGTAGCAGGGGGTCTTGCCACGCAGACCCCTCCATGCCGGGTCGGCCGGGCTGACGGCGGCGATCTTCCCCTCGTCGACCAGGCGCTGCAACTGCCGGTCGAAGGCGGGGATGGCCACGCACCGGCGGATCCGGTCGGAGTAGGCGTCGCCTGGGGTGGCGATCAGGATGTCGCGCTTGCCGGTGTCGGACATGAGCCGGTCGGCGAGGTCGACAGCACGCCAGGCACCAGGCCAGCGGCGGTCTTCGAGGCGGGTGAGGGTGGCGAGGACTTCATCGTCGGTGAAGGTCACCTTGGTGGTCTTGGTCATCTGGTCTCCAGGTGGTCTGGTCTGGATCGGTCGAGTCGATCGTACCGCTAACTGGGGTTGGGTGCAAACATCCGGTCGCACCACGCCGAAACGGCGGGCGGGCCACCCACCACCACGATTGGTGTGTCCAGCGTCTGAGTGCCGTTGGCCCCAGGGTTCAGCGGGATCTTCAAGGTGGTGCCGGACAGCAGGGGGCGCTTCGACAGTTCGGGCGCGGTCCACTCGCGGCAGCCCGTCATCGAGATGTTGAGCACCCAGTCAGGCTCGTCACCGTCCACCTGCACCCGAAGGCGCCAGGCCGACTGGTCTGCATCCACATGCGGCTCAACCAGCGTCATGTCGACCGCCGACACCGACGGGCTCACTGGTCGGACCTCGCTGCCATGGCGGCCATGGTCTCGCCGACCAGCATGGCGGCCTGGCGCTCGGTGAGTCCAGCCTCCAAGTAGGCGCGGAACATCTCGACCGCAGCGATAGCCCCCTCCATCATGGGGGTGATCGGGTTGGGTGGCATGGTGCCCTGCTCGGGGGTGGGTTCGGTCATGATGCAGCCTCCTCGTGGCGGCGGACCTGGTCGGCCAGTTCGATGAGGGTCGAGTTGTTGGTGAGCCGGACGTCGAAGTCCCAGTCATCCATGGCGGACTCGGACGGGTGTGCGTTGATCGGGCCGTAGCCCTCGCGGTCGACGCGCCACACCTCCCCACCCAGATCCTTGATGGCCTGCGCCTCGTTGGGGAAGCGGCAGTCCGTCACCACGATCTTGGACCCGTCCGGCACGCGGTCGAGGGCAGCGTCGATCCACACGGTGTCACCCAGCAGGGCTCGACCGGCGTCGGTGCCCAGGCGCTGAAGCAGGGGGCGGATGCCCATCGGCTTGATCGCCTCCCAGTCGCCCTTGTGGACGCGGAGCAGTTGCTCGACCGTCCAGTCGCCGCTGGCGTCGTGCAGTACCAGCGGATCCAGGCGCAGCAGGAACTCGCGCAGGATGTCGGCGAACGCCACCCGGGTGTAGCGGGGGGCGAGCAGACCGGCGACCGTGTCCTTGCCGGAGCGGGCGTAGCCGGACAGGCCGATCGCTCGGACTCGGGGCACCAACCCCTCCTCGGTCAAGCACATGATGGGGATGCCGACATGCTTGGCGACCTCCACCTCCAGCCGAGCGCCCTTGCTGTTCTGCCAGCCGGGCAGCACGCAGACCGCGTCGACCTTGCTGGCCACGATGTTGATGGCTAGGCCGATGGTCTCCCGGTAGTCGAAGCCGGTGTGCAGGATGTCGACCAGGTCACCGCTCGGCGAGACCATGACCTCCTCCCCGTAGTGCAGGATGTCGGCGAACACCGGGCTGTACGGGGTGTACTCCAGTTCGATGAGCCGGTGCTCGGCCGCGTCGAACGCCTCGCGGTTGAAGTTCTTGATGCCCCGCATGGGGCCAGCGATGTAGACGGTGGTGTCTTGCGGGATGAGGGCCACGGTGGGCACGTCCTTCCTACTTCCTGCGGAGGTGGGGGGAGACCAGTTCGCGGCGCTTGGCGATGATCGCGCGCTCCTGGCCGTCGGGAATCACCCAGTAGGTGCCGGAGGTGGGGCCCGGTGACCAGACGGTGACCAGGCCCCTCTCCTGCTTGTCGACCACATGCCGGTATCGCTCACCGGCGTTGATCGTCGCCATGGCCTAGACCTTTCTGCTTGGCTCGGTACCGCCGCTGCCACTCGTTCCGACAGGGGCGACAGATGCGCTTGCCGGAACTTGCGGTAACCAGTTCGCTGTTTGGATGTCCGTTCACACACTCACCAAGAGGCCAGTCGCGGCCATTGGTTCGCCTGGCGTTCTCGTAGTTGGTCAGAAGGCGGAGGTGGTCGAGTCGCACGCACCGCTTGTTGTGGCAGATGTGATCCACCACATGTCCTTCCGGCACAGGGCCGCGTCGGGAGATCCAAAGCGCCCTATGCGCGACAGTCACCACGCTCTTTCCATCTTCATTCCAACCGATCTGCGCGTAACCGTGTGAACCTATCGAGTACAGGCTCACCAGGCACTCGCCCTGTTGCTCTGTGAACTTCTCGATGCGCAACGCCACGCGATCTGGTGTGCTAAGGCTCATGTTCTAAACCTTAGCACACCAGATCATCAAAACGGGGGCTCGTCGTTGACGGGCGTGGACCACGGGTCGTTGACCGGCTGGGCGCTGCTGGCCCACGGGTCGTCGTTGGCCGCCGGACGCTGCTGCTGGCGCTGTTGCTGGGGTGCGGCGTCGTTGCGCTGGGGGCGGTGCGTCCTGGCCTGGGCGTAGCGGAGGTCCGGGCCGACGGAGGTGACCTGCACGTCGAGGCTGTACCCCTTGCCGCCGTCGCGGGTCTCGTACTGGCGCTGGTAGGCGCGGCCGGTCACGATGACCGGGTCACCCTTGGCCAGCGACTCGCACAGGTTCTCGGCCAGGCGATCCCAGGCGGAGCAGTTCCACCCCGTGGTGTCGAGGTTCTCCCACTCGTTGGTCTGGTCGTTCTTCCGAGAACGGGAGGTGAGCACGCGGAACGATGCAACCGGCTTGCCGGAGGGGGTGAAGCGCAGGGACGGGTCTTCGGTGAGGCGTCCGTACAGGACGATGTCGGTGCTGGACATCAGGCGATGCTCCATTCATCGAAGGTCGTGAAGCCCTGGGCGATGCGGCGGTTGGCCGCCTTCACTGCGGAGTCGCGGCTCTTGAAGCGGTGGCCGGAGTCGACGACACGGCCTTCGAGGGTGGTGACGTAGCGCCACTGCGGGCTTTCGGCCAGGTCGTATTCACCCAGGCCGGTGATGTGGATGATGGGCCGGGGCGGCTGGGGCGCCCGGCGGCGTCGGAACAGGGTCATGCGATGGTCTCCTTCTGGTCTTCGCGGCGCTGTTTGCGCTGCTCTCGTTGCCGTGCCATTGACTCCTCGTGGAGCCTTGCCGCGTCCAGGCTGATGCCCTTGATGCGGCGCTTGTGTCGGATCTTCTTGCGCTGTGCTTCGGTCATGCCACCCCAGATGCCCTTCACCAGGTGGTGAATGGCCCACTCGCCACACTCGTCCAGGAAGTGGCAGTGCTGGCACAGTCGCCGGGCGTCGGCCGCTCGTTCGAGTGGCTCGCCGTCCGACTTGACCGGGAAGTAGGCCTCGGGGTCAGTGGTGGCGCAGGTCTGGGATCCATCAAAGTCTGGGTAGCGGGGGGCGTCCCCGTCGCTGCCGATCACCTCTTTCGGGTCGCTTCGTCCAGCACGCGCTGGCGGTCAAGGGTGGTGCCCGCCGACGGCACGTCCACCAACGGGAACGGCTTGGCCGTGTACCAGTTGAAGGCTGGGCGGAACCGCTCGGCGTAGACGGTGGCGTAGTCGGGCCCGTCGGTGAACCCGTCCATCATGGCGCGGGGGTCTGACATGGTCACGTCGCTCCCTGGTGAGTGCTGTTTGGTCGAGTGTAGCGAACCGGGGTTAGCGGTGCAAGCACCCGGGTCAATACCAGCCCTTCGAGTCGTGCGCAGCAAGTGCGGAGCACGGCGTGCCGTAGCGGTGGTCGATGTAGGACAGGCCGCGCTCGATCTGGCGCTTCCATCCGGTGCCCGGCTTCATGCCGATGATCTGCGGGATGCCGTAGGCCGACGAGGTGGGGTTGTCGCTGGTTGGATCCCAGCCCGACTCACGGTCCCATAGTTCACGCAGGCATGGCCACTGGCTCGCACTGACCCGAGCCTTGGCCCAGGCCTGGTACTCACCAACCGAACCGGTCGGCAGGCTCTGCTTCGGCTTGGGGCTGGGCTTGGCCTTCACCTTCAGCACCAGCCTGGTCTTGCTCCGACTCACTGGCTTGGGCGAAGCCTTCGGCCTTGGCTTCGATGAGGGCTTCGCGCTCGGCGCGGAGTGCTTCAGGATCTCGTAGGGCACCGGGGGTGAAGGCTGGGCCACTGGGGCGGGGGGCGCGCTTGGGGTAGCGGACCCGAGCAAGAGCAGGGCCAGCAATGGCTGGATCACGACGTTCACGGGGACCTCCGGTGGGCCGGTAGTGCTCGATCAGGTAGTGCTGCTTCCAGCGATCCATCGCCTCGGTCGGGTCTCTCCCGTCACCGGTGGTCCAGCACACGTTGCATGTCCATGTGCTCACAGCAGCATGTCCCGCCAGTCGTGGTCGACGTCGTCGTCGTTGCGGGACAGCCACCACAGTAGCGCAAGGGCTCCGAGGGCCATCAGGATCCCGATCATGGGGCCTCCTTCGGTGTGAGTTGGTGCGGCCAGAAGGGCAGGGTCTTCCCGGCCGGTTGGGTGATGAGTCGACCGGCGAGGGTGCGGACACTGAAGGGGGCCAGCGTGTTGACCCACACCCTCCCGTCCCAGTCGACCTCGCGGATGATGCCGTCGACACCGACGTGGTGGATGTGGATCTGCTCACCGATCTGGTCGGCCCAGTGCTGGCTGGTGTAGGTGGTCATGCGCGCTTCTCCGCCCACAACTGGTAGGCCCGCTCCATGTAGTCGATGAAACAGTCCCTGCCGACGGCCCCCTCCAGGTGTTCGAGCGCACGCTCGGGATCCTCGTAGGCCCACTGGCGGGTGAGGTGTTGAAAGTATGCGTGCTGCTCCTCGCGCTCGACGAACTCGGCGTAGGCCTGCTCCTCGGTACTCATGCCAGGTCCTCCATCTGGTCGCAGACATGGCAGAAGACGCGGCCGGTGTCGATCGCGGTCAGCAGGTCTTCAACGGCGTGTCCGCAGGCAAGGGTGACGTAGGCCGTCTCGTTGTCGTCCATCAGTCGATGTTCTGTGCGGCGAGCAGGGCGGTGCCCATCTGCTCGGGCGGGATGGCGGCCCAGCGTGCATCGGCCTCAGCCTCGGCGATGGCCATGCGTAGCGCGGTGTTCGCGTCGTGCGCCGCGTTCCAGGCGTCGGAGACGCTCGCGTGCAGCATGGAGCCGGGCTTGGGCATCACCTGGTTGAAGGTGCGCTCGATGATCTCGATGGCCTCCAGTTGGTCCTTCAAGTGCTGGGTGCTCATGACTCCTCCTGGAGGATGTAGTGGTCGCGGGCAGAGATGTGGTCGGAGTGCTCGCGCATGTAGGCGCGCAGCGCGCCGCCGTGGCTGAAGTAGGGCTTAGGGTCGCTCGACTTCCAGCCGCAGATGCAGGCCGGAACGTAGCCTCGGTACGGCTCGACGGCCCAGCCGATCTCGGAGGCGTGGACCGGTGTAGGCGCGGGCAGTGTGGTGATTGGTGCGGTCATGACCATCTCCCTTCCTCGGTGCATGCCGAGCATACCACACCCAGGTTAGGGATGGCGGGAGGGGTCAGAAGATGGAGCCCCACGCGCTGCCCGAGGACAGGCCGATCGGTGCCACCACCGGCGGCTCAGCACCCTCCGGCTCGTACCACGCCAGCAGGATCGCCTCTGCGCGGTCGGGACTGGACACGCCCCGCCGCTTCATCGCGGTCTTCTTCTCGATCTGGACCCGGCCAGCCCCATCGGAGCCGAAGGTGGGGGCCGACAACTGGGCCATGACCTTGCGGTCCACGTTGATCCGGGCCTCGATGCGCTCCATGCCGTCGGCATCCTTGCGTGGTTGCAGCAGGGTGCGGCCGTTCCACCACATCTCGGCACGCTTGTTCATGAACTTCTCGCCGTCGATGGCGCGCTCGGCCACGTTGACCGCGACAATCTCGGCGGCGTGCTTGCCCTCCTCACCCCACCGCTGGAGTAGCGAGACCACACCCCAGCCGACACCGAGCACGTCGATCTTGACGCGCACCCGCTTGTTGCCGGGGCGCTTGGCCTGCTCGTCGCACGCGGCGTTGATGTGGGACAGCGCAACGGCTGCGACGTCGACCGCGTTCTGGTTGACCTGACCGCTGGAGCGGTGGGTGATCTCGGCGGTGAAGCCGTCGGACTTGGCGATGACGAACTCGTCACCACCGTCGGAGGCGATGTCGATGCCGAGCCGGATCAGGTTGGATTCGGTGGGGTCATCGTTCTCGGCAGCCTTCTCGCACCAGGTGAAGGGGATGACCTTGTTGGCGGTGGCGCGCGGGAACTTGGCGTGAACGCGGGCCTCGACGAACGGGGAATCGTCACCGAACTCGTTGACCACGTCCTCCACCCAGGTCTGGTCGACCAGGTGGTAAGCGACGCGGTGAGGTTCGACGTGCGGTGGGCAGGAGCGACACCAGTCGGTCTCCTCGCCCGTGAAGTTGGGCGTGTCGTATGCAGAGATGGGGATGACGTTGTACAGGTCGCTGGAACAGATCCGCTCGAACCAGGTGTCTTCTGCATCGGTCGGCGGGTTGCCCAGCACCAGCAGTCGGGTGTGCCCACCGGTCATGAGTGCTTCGAGCGCGCCACCGATCAGGTCACCGACACCACCAGCCTCGTCGACCACGACCAGCAGGTGAGGGGCGTGGATGCCCTGCACTGCGGTCTCGTCATGGGCGGCGGGACTGAAGCCGTAGGACACGACGGTGTTGTCGATCTTCCACTGCACCGTCAGGACCTCGCCGGGCAGGTCGTGGTTGGCGGCCAGCCGTCGGATGTGGGGCCACAGGATGTTGCGGACCTGGCGGTGGGTGGTGGCGGTGGTGACGGCGATGGCGGTGCCGGGCGGGTGGACCGAGATCCACCAGGCGACAGCGCGGGCGGCCAGGTGAGACTTGCCGGGGGCGTGGCACGCGGGAACGACGGTGCGCTTGTTGACCTTCAGCGACTCCATGATCTCGCGCTGCCGCGACCACAGCGACTCGCCGAGCCCCTTGGTGACGAAGCCGACCGGGTCATCCTCGTACAGGGCCCACGGGTTGTCGATCTCCGCGTCCAGCATGAGGTTGATCGAGTACAACTCCTCCGGGGTCATGGAGGCATAGATGGCGAACCGCTCCTCCGGGGTGGCTTGGAGGATGCGGTCGATGATGCGACCGCCCGCCACCTAGTCGGCCTTGCGCTTGCTCAGAACCTGGGCGACCTTCTGCTCCAGGTCCTCGGTGGACACGTTCAACTGGACAGGCCCACCGCCAGCGCCGGTGATCTCCTGTCGGTCGTAGCGTCCCCACTTGGCGGGCATCTTGCGCTCCAGCCACCAGGCTGCTGCCTGCCAGGTCGACTGGGCGGAGCGTTGGATCAGGGCGACGTTGCGGACCTCGGCTTCAGCCTGCGCCTCCTCCACGGCCTCCACCAGCGACAGGTATTTGGCCTCGGCCGTGTTGGGCTTGGCCTTGGGGTCACCGGCGAGCCGGTCGCGTTCGGCCCGGCCGCGCTGCATCCAGACATAGAACTGGGCGATGGACACACCGGCGTAGCGGGCTGCCGCCTCGTTGTAGTTGCCGCCCTTGATGGCCTCCACCAACTTGGTGGCGACCTTGTCGTTGAGCAGGCCCGGTCGACCGTTGCGGGTCTTGGCTCCGGCACGGTTGGTTCCGGGGGCGGGACGGGTGGCCATTAGAAGTCCTCTCCGAAGTCACATGAATCCATGGGCAGGCCGAGACGCTGGGCGATGTCGCGTGGCCCGTCAACGTCACGGGCCCACGGGTTGAACACCTCGGCGGTGACGCGCATGCCCCAGTCGCCGATCTTGATGGTGGTGCGACCGGCGGGACCCGGTCCAGGCCGACCGGATCCACCGTCCAGAATGTCGGCGACATCCTCGGGGAGGTAGCCGGTGCCGGACAGGTTGCCGACCTCGCGCAGCAGGTCGCGCAGGCCGTCGGTGTCGTAGGTGGCCAGGTCGGAGGTGCGGTTGTCGACGACGACGATCTTGGCGGCCTGCACCTCGTCAACATCGACCCAGGCCACAGCGATGCGGTCCCAGCCGAGCCCCTTGGCTGCACGCCAGGTGTGGTTGCCGATGAGAATGGTGTCGTCGCGCCGGTTCACCACGATGGGCCGGTACTGGCCATGCACCGCGAGTGATTCGACGATCGCGCCGACGTCACCTTGGCGGGCGTTGGCGGGGTACGGCTTGACCGAGTCGATGTCGACGGTCTCGGTGACGGCCTCGGTGTTGGCGACGGGGGTGATGGGCTTGGCGACGGGCTCGGGGATGCCGAGCAGTCCACGAAGGTGGCGGGCGACCACGCTGCGCTTACCCTCGACCTGCACCAGGATCTCATCGGCCCATGGGGTGTAGGCGTCCTTGGCGACGCTGAAGCGCCACTGCCCGACGCGCACCTTCGGGTCGGTGTCGACCGGTGAGGAGGTGGATCCATCACCGGTCGGGCCGGAGGTGTCGAAGGAGGTGAGTGAGTCGAGGTCAGCCTGGGTGAAGCCGGTGCCGGTCAGGTCGGGCAGCGACTCCAGGAGTCCGAGCAGTGCTGAGTCGTTGTAGGTGGCCAGGTCACTGGTGCGGTTGTCGGCCAGCAGGATGGCGCGCTCCCCGTCAGCATCGACATCGACCCAGGTGACGGCGATGGTGCGCCAGCCCAGTTTCTTGGCGGCCTTGATGACGTGATGCCCGCCGAGGATGTGGTTGGTCCGGCGGCTGGCGACGACCGGGCGGTACTGGCCGTGTGTGGCCAGCGATTCGCTGATGGTGTCGACGTCGCCGCGCCGGGCGTTGAGCGGGTGCGGGCGCAGGGTCGAGATGGCGACGGTCTCGACGGCGACCTTGATGTCTGCTGGCATGGTGCCAACATCGTAACAGCGGTTAGTGTCCCGCCAGTCCACGCTCGGCAAGACGGACCACCAGGTCACCCAGCACCGACTGCTTCTGGTCCTCCTCGGGATCCTTGCCGTCGGTTGCAGCGTCCACGATGCGGCGCTTGGCGGCGATCAGTTCGGCGAAGTCCTCGTCGATGGTCCCCTCGCAGATCATGTTCCACGCGGTCACCGAGTCAACCTGTCCGATGCGGTGGCAGCGGTCGGATGCTTGGTCCATGTCGGCCGGGGTCCAGCCCTGCTCCAGGAACAGCACGTCGGATGCTGCGGTGAGGGTGATGGCTACACCGGCGGCCTTGATCTGGCAGGAGATCACCTTCTGGTCGTCGTCCTCTTGGAAGGCGTCGATCCACTGCTGCTTGGCGGCGTCACTCATGCCGCCCTGCACCTTGGCCCCACCGGCGAACCGGTCGGCGAGAGTGTTGACGATGTCGCGGTGCCAGCCGAACGTCACCAGTTTCTTGCCCGAGCCCAGGAAGTCGTCGATCCATTCGTGGGCGGCCTTCATCTTGGCCTGCGCAGCCAACTGCTTCAGCGCGGTGATGGCGACCAGGTGTTCGGCGGCACTGGCTCGCATCGCTGCACGCCACGCGGCCTCCGACTGCTCACCAACCGAGGCGCCTGACGATGCCGCCAGGCGGCGGGCCTTCTCCGCCAGGTACTCCACGATGTCGGCCTCGGCCTTGCGGTACTGGGCCATGATCTTGGGGTCGCCTTCGACGACGACGTCGGCCCACACTTTCGGCGGGAGATCCTTCAGCACCTCCTCCTTGCGGCGACGGACGTAGCCGACGGAGCGCAGGCGGCGATTCAACTCACCCAGGTTGTTGGCCTTGCCGTACCGCTTGGTGAAGCCGCTGGCACCACCGAAGAAGCCGAGGAGGCGGGCGATCCGCAACTGGGGGATCAGTTCCTTCGGGCCGTTGAGCACTGGCGTGCCAGACAGGCACAGCGTGATGCCGTTGTCGACGACCTTGTCGCTGGCGACGTAGGAGGCTTTCGTCCTGCGGGCCTGCGGGTTCTTGGCCAGGTGTGATTCGTCGGCGACGAAGCCCTTCAGTTCGGGCAGGTAGTCGACGTGAGCGTAGACCGCATCCCAGGACACGATCGTCACGTCGGGCCAGTCTAGCCTCGGCTGCGGGTTGACACCCTTCAGGATCTCCACCGTCCGGCCGGGCAGTGCGTTGGTGGCCTCGCGCCGCCAGTTGATGCGGGACACGGCGGGCACCACGATGAGGGCGGGGAAGGCCTCGGTCATGTGCAGCACGCCGAGGGCCTGGCGGGTCTTTCCCAGGCCGGGCTCGTCGGCGATGATGCAGTTGCGCACCTGGCAGGCGTACTCGATGCCCGCACGCTGGAAGGGGTACAGGTCAACACCGAAGCCCGGCACCTCGAAGTCGCTGTCGGTGGCCTTCGACATCTCGATGCGGCGCAGCGCAGCGTGCGCGTCGTCGAGGACGGCCTTGGCCTGGGTGGTGACCTCGGAGGGGCCCCGCTCCACCAGTTCAGCCACCTCGATGGCGGCCTCCAGGTCGACCAGCCAGCCGTTGGAGTGGTTGGACCAGGTCGCACCGGGCAGTTCCCGGACCCGCTCGATGAGCGTGGGGTGGTAGCCGAAGGTCAGCAGCAGGCTGCTGCCGGAGCGGGACACGACCAGCGGCTGATCCTCACCGGCGGGGGCGTCGGTCAGGAACGGAATGCCGTGGGCGTCGGCGAAGGCCTTCACCTCCACCGCGCTCGACATGGGCGCGGTCCATTCCTTGCGCTGCGGGTTCCACTTGCGGCCGGTGATGCGGCGCACGTCATCGACCCGCTCGGGGCTGTAACGGAAGCGGATGATGAGGGTGGGTCCATCGGCAATGACCGCATTGCGGGCATGCGTCAAGGTGGACGTGGTCATGCGTCCTCCAGTGAACAGGCTACTAGGTTCGGGGGGGCACGCGGCCCTCGTCGCCCTTCAGGATCTTGAAGACGGCGACCTCGGTGATGCCCATCGCCTCGGCCATGGCCTTGTAGGTGACCTGCTTGTCGCGCAAGCGTAGGGCGATGGTGCGGCGCTTGGCGGAGAGGGTCTTCACCTGCGCCGAGTGCTCGCGCATCATCTGCGTGGTCACGGCAAGCCTCTCCAGGTCAGCCTGGACGGCCTTGGTGGGCGGCTTGCTGGCGACGGCCATGGTCTCCTCTTTCGGATGGGATGCTCCCCTAGATCGGGCAAGCATACCCGGGTTGGTGGGAGCGAGCGTTCCTGGGCTCACGCCTTCCACCAGGTCCGCATGTGGGAGTTGAGGATGGAGAAGCGCCCGCGCTGCGCACGGCGCAAGGCCCGACCGGTCAGGGACTGAGGGACAGTGCCCGGACCCTTGGATCGGTCGTGCATCCGCTGCAAGCGGCGCTTGGCTTCAAGTTCGTTGGCCTCATCGAGGATTGCCTGGGCCTGCTGGGTTGCGTTCATCTCGCCGTTCATCGGTTGGTGATCCCTTCGAGGGTGGCACGGAGTTGGTGGGGGTCGATCAGGATGCCGTCGGCTGCGGCCTTGTCGGCCATGCGGAGGGCTGCCGCGACGGCCTGGCGGTTGAGTCCGGCTTGGGTGGCGCGGGGCTCGGAGGTGGCGCGGCCGAAGATGAAGTCGGGGTGGACGTACACCGAGCACTTGTTGCGCTGCTCGACGAGCCGGGCGATGTAGTTGCCTTGGTGGAGGACGGACAGGGCGCCGGAGATGGTGCCGTGGTGCCAACCGAGGTAGGCGCCCAGTTCCTTCCAGGTCCCGCCGGTGTTCCCGGCCAGCGCCAATGCGTCAACGACCTGGATCTGTCGCTCGGAGGTGAGGCCGGAGGCGTCGGCGTACTCGGCGCGAGCCTGCGAGGCATCCGAGCCGGACCAGCCGCTGGTCCCGTCGTAGGGCAGGAATGGCTCCTGCGTGGCGGCGGTCATCGCTGCTCCTCGACCAGGGCGTCCACCAGGTCCTCGATCTGCGGCACGGGCAGCAGGGTGACGGGCTTGTCGAGGGGGAGCGTCTCGGTGCGGGTCCAGCCGTCGGCCTTGACGCTGATGGTCACGTTCAACTTGTCTTCCCGGGCCAGGAAGGAGTGGTAGGTGGAAGCGACGGAGTTGAGCGTGCCGATGATGCGGACGTTCTGCGGGTTGATGAAGTCGATGGTGCGAGTGAGGTGGCGGGGGGTCAAGTCACCTGCGGTGAGTTGGTCGAGGGTACTCACGGTGGTCTCCTTCTGGTTGAGGTCGATGCGATCGTACACTATCCGGGGTTAGTGCCGCCAGCCTGCCACGACCACATCGCCAGGTCGAGTGCAACAGCGGCCTGCGGGTTCTGCCCGATCCAGTCGTGGCATAGGCGGCACAGGCACAGGCAGATGGATTCGTCGAGGATGGATCCGCCTTGCGAGCGGCGCAGTTTCTCGTGAACGTCAACCGATCGCCGGGCCGGTGTTGCGCCCACCGGGGTGACGGCGCAGGCCTGGCACCAGGGGTTCTGAGTGAGGAGCACCGCGACCAACTTGCGTCGCTCCACCATCTCGGCGTCACGCTTGGCTGAGCGCGGCTTCAGTCGACCGCCACGCTGCATCGGCTTGGTGTTGCGCAGCGGCGTCTTGCGCTTCAGCCCCACGCCTTGTCCAAGGCTCGGAACAGGTGCGCCACACACACCGGGCAGGGGACGGCGTTGGTGCCCTCCATCCCGAAGTCGCCTTCGCTGCCGCAGATGGGGTGGCCTTGGGTGGAGCGATCGAACAGGTGACGGCGTCCGGCGTAGGTGGCCCACTGCAATGGCTGCGCGCTCATCCCTCATCCTTCCCCAAGCCGGTCAGCATCTGCCGGACCACATCCGGCATCGGCACACCACGGACGGCTTCGATGCTGCGGGCTTGGCGGGCTGCATCCTGGTTCCGCTTGGTGCGGATGCTGCGCCAGGCGCGGTTGACCATGGCCGGGGTGATGGTCTCGTCCCGCTCAGCGTAGTGCTTCACGACGATGCCCCGGGCGTCGGCGAGCACCAGGTCGTGATCGAGGGCAGCGGACCAGGTGATGGCTCGGGCCTTGGCGTCGTCGGCCGTCGGCGGGGTGTGCTTGAAGTCGAGGGTCGCAGCGATGGCCAGGACTTGCGCGGCCTCCTCGGCGTTCACGCCTCCACCGCCAGGGCTTGGGCTGCCGACAGTGCCGGTGAGGCCTGGCCCAGTTCCCGGCTGGCTTCGACGTACCGCTGGGTGCCGGACTGTCGACCCTGCCGGTAGTCGCCGTGGCCTTCCAGTTCGACGCGCAGGATCTCCACCGAAAGGGACCGGTTGTTGGCGATGATGCGGCCGAGCGCGAGCGTGATGTCTTCATCGGGGTGACCGGCGTTGATGGCCTTGCGGACGATTCCAGCGACGGCAGGGAAGTTACTCATGGGGCGAGCGTCGCAGTAGGCCTTGGCCAAGAGGTTGGCTCGCTGGTTGACGGTCGGCTCCGGGACCGCCCCCGCCAAGGGAGTTGCTGTCGTCCCGTTGGCCGGGGGCAACTGAGTTGCTGCCGACGGGGCTGCGGGCTGGCCCGCCTGGGGCGGGGCAGCATCTTTGTTCTTACTTGGTTGTTCTTGTGATGGTACTTCTATTGAAAGCGGGTTATCCGACGGCCGTTCATCCGACGTCGGGAAACCTGACTTCGGACAAACCGGACTCTCGGTCTGGGGCTCCTCGTAGACCACGGTGTGAGTGGCGAAGGTCCCATCCTCGCTGCGGTCCTTCACCCGCACCAGGTAGCCCGCCTCCTCCAACTCCTTCATGCCCGACAGGATCGCGGTGCGGCCGTCGGGCCCCTGCTGGGCGAGCAGGTCGGCGGAGACCCGCCAGCCCTCGTCATGCGACAGCAGGTAGGCGAGCAGGCCCCGCGCCTTGAACGACAGCCGGTCGTCACGGACGATGGCGTTGCGCAGGATCGAGTAGCCGGATTCGGGGCGTGGCCCACGGATGATGCTCATCGGCCCCCCTCGACACGCTGGGGCTGGCTGGTTGTGCGGCTCTGGGGACGCCTTGTAGGCTGACTCACGTCAGCACCTCCGTTCAGGTTGCTGGCCACGCCCCCGGACGTTCGTCGCGTCGCGGGGGCTTTCACTGCCCACCGTAGCGTCGGGCCCCTGGAGGGGCAAGCATCGGGGTGTAGCGCGTCGAGCAGGTTACCCCACCAGGATCGCTGTGCGGGCCGTCAGCGGCCTAGACTGCTCGGGTGAGGCGGGTGGACTGGGTACAGGCGCTGCGGCGCAGCAACGCCTCCGGGAAGCACCGTGATCGGCGTACCCGGAGGCGTCGTGCGCGCTCAGACGGCCGTCGTCAGGCGATCAGGGACAGCCGTCAGGATTGACCGTCGGGCTCCGGCGTGTCGAAGGCCTGCTGTCCGGCAGGCTCGTCCAGCACCGTGTCGATGATGCCGGACACGATGTCGACGTGACGCTCCCGCAGATCGTTCAAGGCGGGCAGGCCAGCCCTGACCCACAGGTCCTTGCCCCGGGCAGCCTGCTCTGGCGTGCAGGAGCCGAGCCGGGCACGAAGGCCGTTCAGGGTCTCCTCGGAGACGCGCTGGTTGCCCTCCATGTCGGACAGGTCTTCCTTGGACCACAGGTCCAGCGCCACACCGAAGCGCATCGCGCCGTTACGGATGGCGTCACCGATCAGTTCCTTGCGGCCCTTGCCGTTGGAGGAATCGCCGACACCGATGCGGGTCACCCCGCAGATCGTCAGGCGGATCCACAGGCTCCCATCCTCGTCGAGGGCGGGCAGGCCCTGAGCGTTGACGGCGAACGGCTCCCACGACCACAGGGGGTCGACCTGGAGCAGGCGGTCGGTGACGGCGGCGTGGCCGACATAGTCGAGGAACACCTTGCCGCGCGGCAACTTGCCGATCGCCTCAGGGGGGAAGGGCTTGCGTAGTGCTGCCGCAGACTCGGTGGTCATGGTCGGTTCGGTCATGGTCGTCTCCTGGGTGGTCATGTCAGGTGGTCTTGATCGTGACGGTGGTCTTGGCCTCAGTGCCGGAGGCACCCGGCACCACTTCACCCTCACCACTGATGACCTTCAAGTCATCGGTGATGGTGAGGATACGCTTCGCCTCCGACAGCACCGGCTTCACCGTGGTCTTCAGCAGGTCCGGCGCGTGCTCGGTCGCCCACGCCACGAAGGCGTCCTCGTCCACGAACGTGATCGTGGGGGTGCCCTCGCGGGTGGAGATGGTGCCGTAGGGCAGGGGGATGGTCTTGCGGTCGAACTCGGCGCGCTGATTCAGGCCGTAGTCTTCGAGCAGGCCGGTGAAGAAGTGGGCGTCACGATCCAGTGGCGCGTTGACGGCGTCCAGCCACTGCTGCACGCGCTCAATCTCGGCGGCAGCGATGTCGCGGTTGGACTGGATGTGCGCCTTCACGCCACGCAACTTGCGCATCGCCCAGGTGGCCTTCGCGTCTGAGTCGACACGGAAGGCGGGCGTGCGCTCAGCGCCGGGCTCGGCTTGCGGGGTGGCGGCGTCTTCGACAGCCTGGCGGTACTCGCGCTCGAACAGGTCCGCCTCGGGGCGGTAGAAGTCGTCGAGGTCAAGGCTCATGGGGTCTCCCTGGGTTGAACGGTCGACCCCATCATACACAACAGGGGTTAGGGGTCAACTACCGGGGGCACGAGCAAGGCCCCCCAGTTTCCTGAGGGGCCTTGCTACCCAGAAGGGAGACGGCGCAATGACCAGTTGCGCACGCTAACCCTAGCCCGGCCCGGGGGCCGGTGGGTTCCTTCAGTCGTCCTGAGCCTGGTCGGCCGGGGGGACCTCGTCAACAACGGTCGAGTCGACAGCGGCATCCCAGACCGGATCAGGGATGGGCGGCGGCACCGGGTCGGTGTCCACGAAGCCACCCGAGTCGGGGTTGCCGACCTGTCTAGCCAGTTGCACCTTGATGCCGTTGAGCACACCGAGGATCAGCACCCCGTACACGCCGGGGATCTGGGTGGCCTCGATCACCAACCACGACACAACGCCGAGGGCGACCGTGGTGCCGACGCGCTCCACGAAGTCGAGGGTCCGGCGCGAGGTGATCCACCTCTTGAAGCCGCTCCACGCTTCCTTCAGGCTCACTTGCCTGCTCCTTCCAGATGGGCCCACAGGGCCTGATCGGTCTTGCCGTTCGGCTTCAAGCCGAAGTGGCCCTGGGCGCGGCGAACCGCGCGAGCCAGGGAGGTCCCGTACACGCCGGACGGGGCGGCCCGGTCGTAGAAGCCCTGCTCGTGCAGCAGGACCTCCAGATCCTTGACGTGCTGGCCGCGTGCGCCGTCGACCAGGTTGGGGCGACCAGCGACGGGCTCGACAGTGTCGACCGCAGCCGGTGCATCCGGGGGGTTGCTGCCCTCATCACCGACGCTGGCGAACTCGTCCAGCCCGGACGGCTCGAACTTGGGGGCGGGCTCGGCCACCGGCTTCTTGGCGGCGGGCTTGCGGGCTGCTGGCTTCTTCGCAGCAGGCTTGGGCGCAGTCATGGCGTTCCTTTCGGGGGACAGGCTCCAGGATAGAAGGCCCGCCCCTGCCGGGGGTTACCTCAACGGGGGATGACAGTGAAGGGCTCAGTGGTGGCCTCAACTTCAACCGTCCGAACCTGCTTCAGCAGGGGGATGCGGATCGGCTGGTAGGAGGTCACGGTGCGGATCCGGTACACGGTCGGCTGCTCGCCGTAGGCCTGGAAGGCGGTGGTCAGGCCGAACTCTTGAACATCAGGCGCGCGACACACCTTCCCCCCGGCCTTGGGGTAGAAGGTGAGTTGACCAAGGCGCTCGGAGGCGAGCCGGTGGTCGCCAGGTCCATAGATGTCCGCCCACCGTTCAACAGTGACGACCTGCCCGTCATTGCAATAGGCGGGGAAGGTGATGGTGATGGTGCCCAACTCTTTCACCTTGGCGGGAGTGACGGTGGCGGTGTTCCCCTGAGGGAAGGTCACCTCATTGTGCGGCCACACCAACACCGCCAACATCAGGACCCAGGCGATCGTCAGCGACCAGGCGGCGACGTTGACCGCCCGGTTGCGCGCCTTGCGTGCCTTACTCATGGAGTCGGGGCCCTTGTGATGATGGCAACCAATCCACCTGCCGTGGCGGTTAGCACCAAGACCACCATAGCCCACGAGCGGGCCACAAAGGACTTGTGGTCGTCTTCGAGCCGCTTGATGTCGGCCTCGATGCGCTCAAAGCGGACAGCGTCGACACGGCGATCGGCCTCGACGTCCGCCTTCAAGGCGGCGAACTCATCCTTCAGATCCTGGAGCGGGTCACTGCTTGGCATCGTTACGCTCCGAGGGGGCCACGGTAGACAACAGACAGGTAGGAGTTGCGGGCAGATCCACCCACATGGTAGCGGTTGGTTGTGGAGGTGTGGGCACCACCCAGGGTGACGACATCTCCGGCAACACATGGATAGCCCAAGGTGGAACACCCCAAGATCACGGGGGTGCTTGCCGAGATTGGCAGGCGCCGGTCATAGGCAACTTCCGTGCTGCCCACCTTGATGAACACGCTGCGTGAGCCGTTGTTGTTCGCATCCAGGTCGAACTGGAGGCCACCGCTGAGGTCGTAGAAGCCGGGGATGGGGATGACCACATCAGTGCCGCTGGTCCACATGCTCCAGAGGTCGGCGTCCTCGGTGTCGAACGACACCGTTTGGGCGCCGCTGGCGTAGGACGTGCCGTCGGCGGCTCGGCGGACACGACAGACAGGCCAGCCTGCCTGGTGGGCCATGGTGCCAACCCCGTGCCACTCCTCCTTGTTGCGGATCAGCCACACACTGGAGCCGGGACGGGGAGGGACGTGCGTCAGGTAGCGGACGCCAGCAACGGCGGTACTCGACCCGGCGATCTTCACCGTCATCGAGTAGTTGGCCTGCACCGAGACGACCTCGGCGAGCCGGTAGCCCAGCGACTCCAGGTCTGGTGCAAGCGTTCCCGCCAGGTCGCGGGTACCGATCGGCTCCATGGGGAGATCGGGTTCGCCGTCTTCGTCGATCATGACACCCTCCGAGTCCGGGCCACTGCGCTCATCGCATCGGCCGGGCCGAAGGGCGTGACGACCTGGTCAAGAATGTACAAGGCGTCCACCTTCAGCCGAGACCTTGTCACCTTGGCCACATCGAACGAGTCGACACACGGGTCGACCACCATCGACCAGTCGATGGCCTCAGTCAGACCCAGGTTCTTGGACAGGATCCGGCGAGCCGAATCGTCCAGGGCGGCCTGGTTGCCCACGAGGGGGGCTGAGTACCACTGTGGCCTCGGCCCGAACTTCCCGTCGCGACGGGTCAGGCTGGAAGGGTCGTCGTCCCACGCCTCACCGCGCAAGGGGAGGGGGAGGTCGGAGGATTCAACCTCAACGATCGCGCCGTTGAAGGTCTGGGATGCCGACAGCCTGCGCTTGGCGTCGGTGATGACACACGTCTCACCTTCCACCAGGGTGAGGGCTGCTGCGGTGTCAGTGATGTCGGGGATGGGGCGCAACTGAAGCACGCCCACCCGGTCAAAGTAGAGGTCCAGCCCGAACTGGAAGGCGATGTTGACCATGTCGCGCCACGGGTCGGAGTTGGCGCCCCACTCCAACATTCCCCAGTTTGTGGTCGCCTCCGTCACGGCCGTAGAGAAGCCGAGTGGGCAGCCCGGCCAACGGTTGACGGCGATGTCGGCGATCACGTCAGCGACGTTGCCGCCCTTGGGGATCTGGTAGGGGTCCAGCCACTTGTTCGCCGAGATCCGCTCCGAACGGTCCTGCGCGCTGAAGGACATGGACACCCCGGAGGACGACTCGCTGATGTCCACATCGCCCAGCCGGTAGACACCCTGGGGGATCGCCTCAGTGATGCCGGAGGGAAGGATCAGGCCACGGTAGGGGCGCACCTCATTGCCGCCGGGCGCCAGCATCGACGACAGGTCGGCTGGGGTGTAGGTGCCGTCCAGGTCGACCAGGTCAAAGACGCAATCGCGACGAACCTGCCGGGTTGCGTCGTCGGTAACGCTGCCCCCCTCGACCTGAAGGGTGGCGAGCCGGGAGTCGTCCGACCAGACTTCACAGTACGAGACGATCCGCTGGTCGTTGCTCACCACCTCGGTGGTGAACTCATCGCTACGCGGGTACATCAGGGGCTCGCGACTTCAACGTAGTCGACGGACCCTTCGCGCAGTGGACGGGTCGCTGTTCCGACCGTCGACCATGAGCGCGAAGTGAAGCGGACATACTTCTGCCCACCGGTCGGATCCTGCACCAACACGGTGCCCGCGTACTCCAACACCTTGGCCAGGTTGGTGAACTCGGCGACCGACGTGGTCAGCCACGGGTAGTTGCCGTTGCGCCCGCCGATGCCACTCGACACCACGACCGGGCGGGTGCGTCCGACGGGCCAGAACTGCCCCGACTGCTCCTCCACCGACTCGGTGAAGCCGTTGCGGATCTTCACCCCACCCACGTTCCGGGTCGGATCGGCCAACACCTTGAACCACCACAGACCATCGTTGGTGATGCTGGCGGTGGGGACGTTGCTGATCGAGGAGGCGATGGTGCCGCCCGTAGCGTTGAGCACCGTCGTGGTCGCGCGGTATTGAACCGTCACGCCACGGGGCGCGGTGTAGTCGTCGAGTGTGGCGGACTGCGAGGTGCGGGTCGCCAGCGCGCCGCCATTGAGCACAGTGCTCCAGGTGGTGCCGGAGTCGTCGCTGCGCTCCAACTTGGTGGACCAGCCCGAGTAGCCGCCGATGGACCACGAGCCCGACTGGTCCGGCCACAAGCCGATCTTGTCGACAGCAATGAAGTCCGAGGCGGTGGGGGCCACGACGATGGCCTTCACCCGAGCGAATGCAGCACCAGCGGGTGCGGTCGCATCGCAGGTGCGGGTGAAGAAGGCGGTGATGTTCGAGTTGGTACCGCCGGTGCCGGTCGACGTGGACAGCAGCGTGGTCCCGTCGGCGGCGTACCAGGCGATGTCGACGCGCGTGGTCTTGCCCGAGGTGGTGGGCGTCTTGATGTCGGCGACAGCGCGGATCAGTTCGCCCGCTTCGACGGCGTAGTTGCCGGTGCGGACGATGGAGTCTGCGGTGGTTGTCGCCTGGAAGCGCAGCGCGTTGGTGCCAACGCTGGACCCGTTGGTGCTGGACGATGCCAGGCCGGTGGCGTTGGCTTCGGCGTTCCACGTTCCGATGCCGGACTCGCACGTCGAGTCGGTTTCGGAGAGCACGTTGACGCGACTGGACACCGTGAGCGCGACCTTGTTGCTGCCGCTGTTGAACGAGGCGGTGATGATGGGCGCCTCGGGTGGGGTGATGGCGATACTGAAGTCTTCGACCGTGAAGCC